ATCTTTATCTACTGGATCACTATTTTCTCCACCATTAGGTCTAAGTAATCCGTTATTTCTAGGTCTTAGATATATACTTTCTAAAGTTTCATAATAAGTAGCATATAGTAAAAAGTCCTGAATGTAATCATTCAAGATAGTTTCATACTGCCCGGCCAAAGTATTATTCTCTACATCGCTCATAATCTTATTATATAAGTTTGTACCGATTGTAGATTGTAAATAATAGTCTTGTGCTACTCTTATGTTATTTTTTATAAGCTCAGTATCAACATTATTATTAATGTCTGTGAACTGTCTTACTTTTGCTTCTGAAATTAAAAATACGTTTGTCATTACACTAATAATTCTGGTTGATTGATATCTTCGTTTATGTCAGCTTCTTCTTCAGCTGTTGTATCAGTATCTACTATTACTTCATTTTCTTCTGTTCCATCTTCATATAGCTTCTTTTGCTCTACTCCTAAAACTACATCTGGGTAGTTTATTTGAAGTATTCCTTCTAAAGATGACAAAATATCTTGCTGGAATGGAACAATAACATTATTCTGGAATAATAGATACGCATCGATTACTTCTGACCTACCTCCTAATTGACCTTCAGTCTTAATACCTAAGATCATTGGTGAAGTAATCCTATGAGCTGTTAATATTTTTTGTACTACTAAGTCATTAATTGCTGTGTAGTAACCATCTGCACCATTTTGTGGTATTGGTACAATTTGTGGTGCATTCTCTGGACTATCAACATCTATATACATTAAACTACCAGCATTATCGGTACCACCGTAGTTAGCTTGTAACTGCGCTTCGATATCTCTTAACTGATCGTCTGATCCATTAGTAAATGTAGTTATTGAGAGAGACGGTGCTAAACCATTTCTAATATTACAAGTATGGAAGTTATCTATTTCCATATCTAGTTCAATAACTCTATATGCACCTACATAATCAGGTAGCGGGTAATATTGCTGACCTGGTCTATAATTTTTATGTACGTAAAGTTGATGAGGTTCTTCTACTTTTTTTGCTGGGTCAAATGCACATAAGTATAATGCATCTTCTTCTGTTACTACTTGTCTTGATCTACCTATCTTACCCCATTTAGAAGAAATGTAGTATCCTGGTACATGACCTCTATGATCTTTTTCAGCTGCTCTAATATTTGCAAAGTCTATGTGATAAACTTCTACTCTTGATCTATCATTAGACCAAATAACTTCTAAAGCAAATGAACCGTGTAGTTTATAATCTAAAGAAACTTTAGCGAATATATCATTCCAAGTTTCTCCTTTTTTATTTGCAGCTGGTAAATATATTTCTTCGTTAGCTGTTAATCCTTTACCAATAATACCTTCTACTATTGCGTTAACTGCTGCTGCATGTATACTTGATTTATTATAAAGCTCTATTGTATTTTGTGGAAATAAATTATCTTCTCCAAATCTAACAAATTCATCATTACTGATGTTGTCTCTATAATCAAAAAAACGATTACCACCTGGAGGTGGAATCATTTGAAATTTAAATTTTTTATTTTCTGCCATCTTAATTATTATAAGTTGTATAAGCTCCAGTTTGATCTGAACCGGTATATTGTGTTATCGTTTGATAATTTTCACCGTGTACAAATGCTCTATCTGATGCTATAATCGAGCCTGTAAATGAATCTGGATCTGTATCACCCCATCTGAAATGATAACTTCCAAATAATTCATGTAAGAATCCCCATTGGTATCCTTCAGCAGTTCCTAAATAAAGACTTGCTGTATATTGTCCTACATTAGTAGGCATTTCACTTCCTGAGTAAGCAGAAAGAACTATATTTTCAGAAGTACTTTGTCTTTGATCTGTATTTAGCCTCTGTACAGTTACAAATGATCCAGTACTCTGATCTAACGTTTGAGTTAACTCTAACCTATACTCCTGTGATCCACTTGCTTGTATCGGATCGTCCGGATACATTACAAAGGATGACGTAGGATGCTGTGGGTAGATGTTAATCATACAATTAAATATAAGAAAAAAAAGGGAAAGATCCTAACAACCCTTCCCATTTTTCTTCATTTTCTTATTAGAATGATACAGTTATACCTGTTAGTGCATCTGTTAAAGCTCCACTAGTTTGTATTTCCTGTGCTGGTTGAGGTTCTAATCCCTCGAATGTCAATGCATACTGGTTAGCATCCCCGAACGCTGTTCCAGTAGTTCCTGACCCTCCTGATAAAGTTGCACCTCTATATCTACCGATGTAAAAGAATTTACCTACATTATCTTCTGAGCCGTTATTCGTTTCAACGACTATTTTAAGATCTGGGTTCTGTGCGAGCACTTTTACTTGATTTCTAATAGAAGTTTGTAACTTATGGAAGGCTGCATTAACTGTCTGTGTGTAAAATACAGTACCGTTTTCTAAGCTTGGGTTAGGAGTCTCTGTAAAGTCTCCAGTATTTTTAGTTAATTCAAACTGATAAAATACTCCATCTCCACTTAAGTCAGTAATTTCTCCTGTACTTTCAGTGACTGTGGTAACTGAGCCTGATAAGATATATATATTACTAATTCCACCTGAGTTGTCTCTACAACCTAGTTGAAATCCTGATGTTATATCACAAGCCATATTATAAGTTTTTAAATTGTTAAAAAAAAGGCGGCGATTAAACCGCCTTATTTAATTACTTCTATTAGTTTCTATCGTTAGAAACAATATATTCTGGGTACGCTACCTGCACTCCTAATTTAGATTTAAGTCTGTGCTTTAATTGGTCTGCGTTAATGTCATACCATAAGCTAAAGTTAGTAACGTCAGACATTAGGTCTGTACCGATTACTGCGTAAGCATCAGGCATTAGACAGATTCTGTCTCCTGAGATACCTGAAGTACCTACTACTTTTACGTTTTGGAATGGATATGCCATTTGTAAGATACCAGTTCTGTTAGAAATTGCTCCTGGATCGAAATAGAAATTGTTAGCATTTCTAAGTGCAGTTACATATTTTCTGAAGTTTGCAACTGACATCCATACTGTTAAGTCATCTCTGTCTGCAATATCATCTGGTATGTTTACGATTAAGTCGTCTATGATTGTAAGCATGTCTGCTACTACTGGAGGTAATGCTGAAGAACCACCTGGTGTTACTACACCTGCAGTTGAACCAGAAGTTAATAATCCTAGTCCGTCAGTTGTGTTCCATAAGAAAGCGTCATCTGCTTTTTTCATTTGATTTACAATAAGATCTGTATAAGTTTCTGCTAATGCAAAAGTTTCGTTATAAGATCCAGCGTCTAATGCAGAAATACCTAAGTATTTGCTGTTTAGATCGTCTAAACATAGACCGTCATAAGAAATTCTGTCGGTCACAGTTATATTCCTTTGTGTAGCGTTGAATGATCCACTTGGAGTAGATACACAGCTACCTGATTGAACGTTCAATGTAACATCGAATAAGTTCAAAGGTTCTTGGTACTTGATACCTTCTTGAATTGGAAGAATAGATGTAGTATATCCTTCAAAAACAATTTTAGGTACAATTCGCCCAGCGACTTCGTTGTTAAAATCATTAAGGGCTGATACATTTAATGCCATTGTTAATTAGATTTAGGTTTACTTGCCTTAGACGCAGCTCTTAACACCATGTCGTATTGGGCTTGTTTTTGATTAAAAGGTTCTTTTTTCCACGCAAAGTCTTTTTTTGTGAGAGTCGCGGACATTCTCTCTTTAGCTTGCACAGGTTCTTCTGCAGGAGCACTCATATGCTCTTTTAGTTTCTCCTCATGCTCTTCTAATTTAGCCATACAGTTATCGAACTTCTTTTTCAAGGCTTCGATTTCTGGTCCTACAGCTTCCATAATAACTTCTACTACGTCTTCGTAGTGTTCGTTAGCCTGGATTGGTTCATCACCAACTGTAATCTCAGCTCTGTCGTGTTCAGCTAATTCAGTTTTTTCTTCTTCAGTATTTTCTTCAACTTTGTCAGAAGATAATTCTTCTTTCTCCGCTGGAGCTTCTTCTTCAGAAGACATCTCTTGCTCAGCTAATGAGCCTTCGTCAGATCCATCTGGTCTAGCGATGCCAGTTATTTTTCCTTCGCCATCAACAGTTACAGTGATACCTGACTCAGTAGTGTGTTCCCCTGAAGGAGCAATTACCTCATCACCGGATTCTGTGATAACATACAGAGTCTGGCCAACGGCGAACTCAGAAGATTCTTTATTGGTAATCTTCGTACCGTCAACAAGAGTTGCTGAATCAAAAGCTTCTGCTTTTACTTCCTCGTTATTTTCCTGTGTGTTATTTTCTGTCAAATTGAAGTACTTTTTAACCAACGATTTTAATTCCTCTTTATTCATAATGAGTTATTAATTAGGGTTAATAAAAGTTTAAATACAAAAATAAATAGGCAGGGAATATATATTCTGCAAAATTCACTATATTTTCAACTTTTTTTAAAAAT